AATCGTCGCATTACCGGCCACCTGCAAGAGTTTCAGCCACAACTCGGCCGTCGGCTCAATATCCCCGGCCTTGACCGCTTCCAATGTTTCCCCCGCCTGACGAAGCGCCTCCTCAGCCTGTGCGATCCGCTCATCACGCGCTGCGCCAGCCTCCTCGAGCTCCTGTTTTGCTGCATCCAGGTCACCGGCCAGGCCTGGCAGCACGATCCGTTTGACCGGTGTAACATCGGCGTCCATGTTTCCCGGGTGCGCTTCGAGCGGTCCTAGCACCTGGTAGGGACGCCCTGCTGTGTCCACGAGCACGGACACGCGGCCATCTTCGACATACACGCCAGGAGCTGCGGGCAGAGTGAGCTCCTCGCCGCCCATGGACACGACCGCTTTCCCGTCGTCATCCGCGAGAGAGACGAGCGTGGCAGTGCGCACCGGCATGACCGTGCGCGGATTCCCGCCTGCTGCCTTCTTCGCTGCCTGTCGGCGGGCCGTGGTCAGTTCTGTCTTCCGAACCATTCCTATACCTCCGTTGCAATATCGATAACCATCGTGTCGGCGTGGGTCAGTGGCCAATCGACCCCGGTGACCAGCCCCATGCGGGACACATCGTTCACGGTGACGCGTACCAGGTCGTATGGTTCGATCCGCCAATCGGGGATCAGTTCGACGGGTACTATCACGGCGCGGGCGAGGCTTTTCGTCAGCTCGGCCCGTGCCACGAGCGAGGCTTGCGCCAGGTTGGGCACGTCCGCTCCGGAGATCTCTTTCGACCTCCACCCGAACCGGTTGACGGCGTAGCGGCCGTCCCGCTGGGCGAATTCGGCGACCTGGTCGGAGTCTTTCACCGGGACAATAATGTGATTGAAGATTTGGGCGCGGTCTAACGTGATCTCGGTGTCCACGACCGTGCCACCAACTCCGCCGGTAATGGTCATCACCGGGGTGCCGGTCGGCTCCGGTACGGGCCGGATCCGCACGTCAGCATGAGGGCTGAACGTCGCATACGCTCCGATGACTTCGAGGAGCGCGGCCCAGGCTTCGCCACGGTCCGTGCCAATCGTGTAATCGGACGGGATTCTCCGAGCGACAAGGTCTCCTGACCAGTCCAGGCGGACGCCGTCCTCCACGGCGAGGGCCTGGAGGACGGTTAGCGCGGATTGGCGCACATTCACCGGTTTCGCCGCCGCGTATTTGTGGTCAGCGATAGCGGCGGTGAGGAGTTGGCCGGTCACCTCGATGGTGCCGCCGTCCTGGCGGCGCACCTGGCTGATCTGATAGGTACCCATGGACCAGTCCCAGACGGCCGCACCAGACCTGGCATGACATTCGACGTGGACCCGGTGCCCCTCCGAGCCGACCAGGCCCGTCATGATGACGTCTTCCCCGGCCTCCGTGAGTATGGGCAGACGCAGCCCGGTGACCTGTACGGATGGGGATTGGTCGGCCTGCCAGACGACGTGGCCAGCCATGACGGGCAAGACGACGGCCTGTCGGCCGAGGGTGACGCGGACGGTGGTCCAGAATCGTGCACCGGCCAGCTCGCCCGGTGTGGGGGTGTCAGTCCGCATTCCACCCACCCTCCGCGAGTGTCCACGCCGTCTCTGATTGCAGGTCCCACACGGTGGGGAATCGTTGCTCGACGTCCCACCAGGTCGCTGCTGGCACGCCTCCTGGGCGTATATCGGTCAAGTCCACGGTCTGGAAGGTTGCCGTATACGTCATCTCGCCGAGGTCCTTCCGGGCCGTTACCGTAGAGGACACGGCACGGATGATCCCCGCCCGTGCCGGTGGGACGACACATTCCGGGACGGGGCAGGCCACGTGGTGGACGACGACGGGTTGCTGGGCGCGGATCAGCCGTCGCATGGCACGCACATGTACTCCCTCGATGCGTAGGTCGAGGGAGGTTTCTGCACGGGTTGTGGCCTGTCCGTAGACTGGCCAGGCACGGCCACCGACTTGGTGAACGGTCACGTCCGGCGTCTCGTCGTCCTCCCACTTGTGCGGCAGGATCGCCGGGACGACTGTGCGACCGTCGAGGGACGTGACCGCCCCGTACATGGCGGCGTCCCGGCGGATGGGAGCCGCGTCTTGCCCTCCTTGCGTGTAGACAATATCCGTGCCGATTGGGGCCAGCGGATCGATCAGAGAGACTCCGACCGGTGAAGATGCAACCGTCCACTCCCACGCCCCGTCTACTGTGCGGCCGGTGACGGGCTGGCCGGGGGTTATCCCGTTCAGCATGATTCGATCCACCAGTGTCGCCGCGTCGTGTACACGTTTCACGGTGACCATGCGCGTTACTCCCATCGTGCAGCTTCATCTGCTGCCCGCTCGACAACCTCACCGGCGACCACGCGGGCCCGGGCGAGGATTGAGCCGTCCGCGTCCACAAGGGTCACTCGGTCCGGCAGGGTCGCTCCGGCTCCCCGTGCCGCCAGGGTAGAGATCGCATCCCATTGGGCCTGGGTCAGTACCGGTTCGGGGCTGCCGGTCAGGTTCGCGACCGTTGCCATACCGGGCATGAGCCAGCCGCCCTGGTCATAGCGCGGAAGGAGGGGCAGCGGATTGTAGGGGGCTTGCCAGTTGCCTTTGTTCAGCTCCCAGTGCAGGTGGGGGCCGGTCGCGTTACCTGTCGCGCCGACCAGGCCGATTAACTGGCCTGCGGTCACCGCTTGGCCCCGGTGGACCTTCGACGCGGACAAATGACCGTAGTAGGAGCCGCCGTATTGGCCGTGGGACAGCATGACGCCGATACCTGACCTGCCCGCCAGGACGTTCCAGCCGGTGCCCAGCACGGTGCCGGACCGGTAAGCATACACTGGGGTGCCGGTCGGGGCGGCCAGGTCGATACCCGCATGGTAGCCGCCGTAGCGGGATACACCGAATGTTGACGTGAGCACGCCACCCTTGACGGGCCTGCGTGTCGCACCTCCCAGCACGACGGCGTTGCGTTGCAGATCTTTCAGATCCTCCGCGCCGGACAGAGCGGCCTCATTCATGGCCGCCGCATTGTTCTTCGCTTCTGAGGTTTCCCCGGATTCGTTGGATTCGTTGTCGATGCCGCGTACCCACTCGAGCAGGTTGTCGATAGTGCGGCGAAACGCATCACCGACCATATCGGAAATCGTGCCGTGCCCTTCGACCATGGACGCGATCTTCTCTTTAATCGGGTTGAGGACGAGTCCAGCGGCGTCGGCCAGGCGGCCACGCACCCAGGAGATCCCGTCGGCAACGAAATCTTTCACGCCCCGCCACGTTTTCGACCAGGCGTGGCCGAGACTGTCCCAGAATCCACCGATGGGCAGCAGGGACTGCGACGGGGACGACCCCAGCGCACCCTGCAGCAGGCGTTGGTCCCCGGTTTTCAGGGCGTGGATCGCACTCCACGCTTCGTCTGGGGTGTACATGCGGTCGGGCCTGAGATAGGGGGAGATGTCCGCACCTGCCAGGGCGGCCGCTGTTTCTTCGGCCGTGTACACGCGGGATGGCCGGGAGAAGTTCACTAGTTCGGGTCCTTCCTCACCGACTAGCGTCCACCCGGGCGGTGTCCACCCGCCCTTCGCACGTGCTTCCCAGTTCAGCGGGCCAGCAGCCCGCCTGCCAGATGTTGACGGTTTCGTGTTGGATCGGGACTGGGTGCCGAACGGGTTAATCGTTGAGGCTTCCTCCAAGCGAATGGACGAACCGACTGCTTGTGCGACCCAGTTGAACGCCTTCCGGATACCGTTGTTGTACACGGTGTCGATCACAAAGTTGATCGGTTTGACCAGCAGGTTCACCATCGCTTCCCACGCGCCTACCACGACGTCTTTCACCGTCTCGAACGCTTGGCCGACCAGGCCGACAGCGTCCTTGACCGCGTCGAATGCGGGACGGATAACGTTCTCCCATGCCCAGCTGATCGCCCCGGAAATCCCTTCCCAAGCTGGCCGAATAATGGTTTCCCATAGCCAGGTGAACACGGGGCCGAGCACGTTATTGACCGTCCATTTGATCGTGTCCCAGATAATCCTGATGACGTCCCATGCATTTCGGATAACCTGGGTGATCTTGTCCCACACCTGTTTAATGATGGTGTCGTATAGCCAGGTGAAGATCGGGCCGAGCGTGTTGGTAATGAATCCCCAAATCGCTTCGAACGCGGGCTGTATCCGCTGCTCCCACGCCGTCTTGACGGCAGCGGAAATCTTTTCCCAGATCGGCCGGACAGTGTTCTCCCAAAAGCCCTGCAATGCCGGAACTAGAGTGTCCATAATAAACGTGCGGATCGCTTCGAACGCGGGCTGTATCCACTGCTCCCACGCCGTTTTCACCGCGCTAGAGATCACTTCCCAGACGGTTTTCACTGCGTCACGGAACCACTCGCATTTCGTCCACAACAACACAAGAGCGGTGACAATGGCAGTGATGATTAGCAGGACCGGATTCGACGTGACCAATGCTTTGAGCACCACAGACAGTGCGGACACGGCCTTCTTCACATCCGAAACGAACTTTGTGACCTTGATCAGTCCGGCAGCTGCCGTGATGAACCCGGCAACCGCGCCGGTGATAATCGCAATGGTTTGCGCATTCTCCCTCACCCAGCTGGCAACCGGTTTCAGCACGTTATTCCACAGGTTCGTCAGTCGTTCGATCAGCATGTCAGCGACAGGACCGGCTTTTTCCCCCCACTCGTCAAACTTTTCCCCCAGCTTCGTGAGCAGGGGAGCTATTTTCGGGTAGATGGAAGAGATGAGTTTCTGGCCGAAGCGGGACATGGCGGCCTGCATGTTACGGAACGCGCCGCCTGTCGTCTCTCCGGCGGCAAGCGCGGCCCCTCCTACACCGCCTTCCATGGCTTGCCGGAAGATGTCGAAGGACACTTGCCCTTTGGAGCCGAGTTCTTGGGCTTCGGCGGCGGTGACACCCATAACGTCGCCGACCATCTGCCAGATCGGGATACCAGACTGCATGAGTTGCATGGCGTCTTGGCCTTGTAGTTTCCCCTGGGATGCGACAGACGCCCAGATCAGGCCCATGTCGCCCATGTCTCGGCCCGCGATTGTTGCCGAGTCGCCCACCAGTTTCAGAGTCTTTTCTAGTTCTTCACCGGATTGGATGCCAGCAGCGACGAGGATACCGGCAGTGGTGGAGGCCTCGTCGAGACCATAGGCGGTGCCCTGCACGGATTTCAGAGCGTTGTCCATAATCGCGGAGATTTCTTCCGACGACTTACCAAGTCCCTCGAGTTTTGCTTCTGCGTCTTCGATGGCTTTTGACCGGGTGAAGCCTTTTGTGACCGTGGTGATAAGTCCGGCGGTGAGGAGTCCACCACCGACTTTTGCGACTTTCAGCGCTCCAGTTTTGAATCGTTTCCCGGTGGAGGCGAGGATTTCCTCGCCGGTTTTATCACCAGCTGGTTCCCCAATCTCCTTACTGAGGGGGCCGAGTTCGGCGAGGATGGATTTCTTCGCCGACTCCTGGAATCCTTTGAACGATGGCTGGATTTGGACGGTGGCAACACCGATACGGGTCATGGGACACCACCTCCTTCTTACTGTTGGGTGAACATGTCCACCAGGTCTTGTGAGGCCTGCGGGGTCGCTTTCTTGCGTCTGTCCCACGCGGTTTCAGGGCGTGGGATCGGGTCCGGTGGGCGTCCTTTCCCGCCGAACGCGCGGACCACAACCTGTTGCAGGCTACGCATCGTGTCCAGCAGGGATGCGAGCAGTTCCGTGTCTTGCGTCCACCCGTATATGGCAGGCCTACTCGGCGTATCCCCTGAGACGGGATCGGGCAGACCGGCCACGTAGTCATCATCGTCCAGCATGGCGGCCCGTACCCGGGCAGTGGCTGGTAGCTGGTCGATAAGGACGAGCAGGTGCCGATAGCGGGACTCTTCGACCAGCTGGGACAGGTCGGCGGCATATTCGGAGGCGAGATCGGCTCGGATCTGCGGTTCCCACCGGGACAGCAGATCGCCGAGCCTTCTTATTCCCCCACCGACAATCCGGCGGTCGCCCAGGACACGACCTGCTTAAACAATGTGAGCCGGTCGATGGCGGACATGTCCGCCGCGGCGAGCTCCGCGTAATCCTCCTCGGACAGCCAGTACTTCATGGCCTGGTTGACGCCGAGTTCCACACCGTCGCCGGTCAGCGCATCAATCAGCGGTTTCGCACGGAGCGCCCGTTCACCGGTCCACCGTAGCGCGTCACCGAACGTGATTTCCTTCCCTTGAGCGATGCGGAATATGAAGGTTCGTTCCTCGGCGGGCTTGGGTGCGTCCTTCCGGATTGTTGCCAGGGTGAGGACTGTCGTGTTCTGGTTAGGGGTTGTCATGATGGGTTTCCTTTCCACTGGGGGTTACTTCTTGGGGGTAGGTTTGGGTTCTGGTTTTGGTGCGGGTTTGCGGACCGTATACCCGGCGGCGACCAGTTGTGTCTTCTCGGTCGGGTCAGAGGTGGTCACGATGTGACCGTTTTTCTGCAGCGTGTATGTAGCCATGAGGGGACCTTTCTCGTAGGACGTGGGTGGCGCGCGTTTCCTTTCGCCTGGTGGGGTGGTGGGGTGGAAAGGAAACACACATCAAAAAGGAAACACCCCACCACCCGGCTTGCTATGCGCCCTGCTTGAATCCGAGGGAGGTCGCGGCGGCCTTCGCGCCCGGACCGGCGATGAAGTTCCGCTCGGAGGTGCCCAGCGCCTTGTCGACCTCCGGGGTGAGCTCCAACGGGAAGGTAACGGCGTCCGTGGTCCATGCCTCTTCCGGGATGGATACCGAGTAGATGCGCGGGTAGAACTTGGCGCGGTAAATGTCACCATTGGCGGTGACGTCACGGCCGATGCGGATCATCCGGTAGAACTGTTTTTCCGGCAGTGCGGGCCGGTCAAACACGATCTCACCGTTCAGGGCTTGTTCGACGTCGTCCAGGGACATCATGTACGCCAAGGAAATAACATTCTTCCGGAAGGACTCGAGGCAGGTCACGGTCACGGTTTGCGTGGCCGAGGTAATATCACGGCGCACGGGTTGCGCGTACCCGAAGCCTTCTACGTCCTCAACGTTGACGTCGGTGGCGAGCGTGGATCCGTCGGTGGAGATGATACCAACCGGCCAGTAGCCCTCCGGTAGGGCCTTGAGTGCGCCGTTCTCGTCGGTCAGCGAGGTGATCGGGTCCGCCGTGATGGGGGCGAGCCACACCATTTGTTCGAGGATCTTCCGGACCTCGGACGTGGTATCGGCCTGATTCTTCAACTCAGAAAATGTAGGGGACATGGGCTATGACACCTTTCTGTTGGTTTAGTGGGTGGCACGGCAGACAGCGGATACTGTCAGCGTGATTAGAGATAGGTCGTCCGCGATGAACGGAGTGTCTGCCGGTTCGAGATCGACCGTGATCCGGTCGATCAGCCCCGCAGGGGTGACATGTGGGCCGCCGTGGTTCTCCAGCCGGTCACGGACCTGCTCGGCAACCTGTTCGGTGGCATCGCGGTCCTGTCCGTACATGTCGATCTGGACGCGGACGGTGCGCTGCCAGGTCACTGTCTGGGATTGTCCGGAGCGGCGGCGTATATGGGCGACCGGTAGGGTGTCGAGCTGGGCGGGCATCCACCGCACCGTTGTCACGAGACCGGCCAGGACATGATCGATGGCGTCGAGCACGTCGGGGAATCGTTCAGCCATTAGTCGTCGCCTCCTGTGAGGATTTCCTCGGCGGCAAGCTGGACAGCATCGGACAAGATCTCATACCAGGATTCCATACGCCGACGGGCCGGATGGGTGGAGGTGAGGAGCGACGCGGCACGCTGCGTGGACGCATTCCCCTTCCGATACGCCGGGGGTAATTCGACCACCGTGTCATCCACGGTGAAGGAGTCCGAATACACTCCGGGGCCGCCTGCTTTTCGGTCGTAGTAGCCAGTGGAGAGTTCCCCAGCGATAGCTTGCGCACGGGACGCGACACGAGATATCAAATCCCGCATGTCTTTCGACACGGCCAGTTCGACCATGCCATCAGGGTCCGGCTTGTACTTACCCGCCGATAGGAACTCTTTCGCCATTAGAGCCCCCCTGTGGGTGTGTGCCGGATGAGGTTAATCCGCCACCCGGCGGGCCATCGGATAGGGTCCCCGTCCACGTCCCACCGGCCCGGAAGAACAGACTCGGCCGGGGTGATGACCTGATCACCTGTCGCCCACGTCGAGTCGACGGGAGCGTACAGGGTGGCCCGGGTCGTGGTGACATCAGACAGGGAGCGTTCCTCTTCCGTTGTGTTCGGTGCGAGCAGGCAACCATCCACGGCGCTCTTTACGCCCGGGGTCTTGTTGCCGCGCACGTCCCGGCCCGCACCCGTCACCCGAGTCACCGACGTTTTCCATGCTTGAGGCAGAGCCTGAAGCGCAAACACCATGGTTAGCCTCCTGTCAGACGTGCCAGGACGTCGTCCTCAAACGCTGCAGGGCGGCCCTTGCCTAGGGACCGTTTCTCTGCGGCTGTCAGGTATAAGTCGCCGCCGGGATCCCGGAACGTGATCTGTTGGGAGAATGGGCCGACGGTTGCCTGCTGGGATGCCACGCCGACCAGGTCCATGTCCCCGGCAGGGGCGACCATGGCCCGCTTGACGACGGCGCAGGAGACGCGGCGCAGTGTCGCTTCTCCTGCCGCCTGCCATGTTGCCGGACAGGTATCACGGATCAGAGACGCCGCATCCATCAGCAGTACTTCGGCGCGGGCTTTCTCTGCCTCTGTCAGGGGCCGCCACCGGTCCTCTACGTCCTGCACGGTGGCGAACGCGTCACTCATTGGTCTTACGCCGTGCCTTCCTCACCGGTCCCGGTTCGGCCTCCAGTTCGATGCCGGGTAGTCGCAGCAACTGTTTCCCAGTCGCCTCGTCTACCTCGGCTATTCCGTCACGGAAGCGGACGCCGAGATCGGTCACCAGCAGATCCGGGTAAACGGTTGATCGTACGATCACGTCGTGACCTCCTTTTCGTGTGAATGGGCGGGACCGTCACCGGCCAGCGCGTCAATCAGTGACGGCCCCGCCCTGGCCTTTAGGCGGCGACGGTCAGAACGCCGTGCGCACGCTCGTTGCCGTAGACAAGACCGATCTCGCCGTAGAGTTGAGCGGCGTCAGATGCACCGGTCTTCGCCAGCGGCTCCACGAAGAAGTGCCCCTTACCTGGGATCTCGAGGAAGGCGGGCTTGCACTGCTCCAGGGAGACGACGGCGAGCGTGTCTGCGGGCATCCAACGGTTCAGCATGATGTTGGTCCGGCCGAAATCCGTCTCGATGTATTGCAGGTTCACCCCGCCGACGTTGCGGGACTGCTCCTGGTATTTGGCGTCCGTGACGAACGCGCGGGTCAGGGCGCGCTTGAGCTTGGAGCCGACCATGATGGTCCGGGTCTCCGTCTCCTTGATACCGCCGGCGTTCCACACGAGCTCCATCAGGTCGAGCACGTCCCCGGCTTCCAGGTTGTCTGCCGTATGGGTCGTGGTGGCCCGATTCGTCTCGATGGCCTCTAAGAGGCCACGAGTCTTGCGGGGCTGCGTGTTATCCGTGGGCTGTTGGAACGTGCCCTGGATAAAGGACAGTTCGACGTCGCGGGCAACCTGCTTGAGCTGCAGGTCGATCTGGTGGGCCAGCTCGTCTGCCGGGACGGCAGTGCCGCCGAGCCAGACGACCGGCTTGCCGTCCGTGGTGACCTGACGGGTTGCGCCCTGCCGCGTGTAGGACACTTCGACGCCCTCTTGGTGGATCTCGACGACGTTCGTCGCGTTGACCCGGGAGCGGCCATCAAAAGACGGCTTTCCGCCCTCGAGGCGCTGCCTGCCCGCTTCCGGCTCTCGCAGGTCTTCCGCCTGCCAGGAGAACACGGTAGAGCCAACAGACATGCCGCCGGACAGACCGCCGATGGCGGACAGGAACGGCGTGTCTTCTGGGGAGATCTGGAAGAGCTCGCCGACATAGTTGGGCAGGTTATACGTGGTTGCTTGTCCGGTGATACCCGGCATCACATGATCCTTCCATTAGGTGAGGCTCAGGCTTTCTTATCGCCGAGCTTCATAGCTTTCAGGGTTTTCACAAGCAGAGCATCACCGGCCTTTTCGGCTGCGGTGATTTGCTCGTTGATCGACATAACACCCGAACCTTCCGGTTCTTTGCCCTGGCTGGGCACCGGTTGCCCTTTCGGGGCCGGTTCCTTCTTCGCAGAGTCGTCCTTCTTGCCGCCAGACGTATCCGTGGCGGTGAGGGTGTCTCGCCATGCGGCGAAACGGTCCGCGAGCGCGTCTACGTCGCCATCTGAGGCGACGAGGAGATCGACGGGGACTCCCGTGCGGGCGGCGGCTTCGTAGGCTTTCACGCGGGCGTTCGCTGCTTCCAGGTCGGCCGTGGCCTTGGCGAGGGCGTCGGCGTTCTTCTGCGCGTCAGTCTTCTGCGCGTCCTCTAAGGCGGCCAGGCGCTGTGCAGCGTCCTGGTTTGCTTTTGCGCGGGCTTCCCATTTGCGTGCCAGTGCCTTCCAATCCGTCTCCGCCGTTTGCACGTCATCGCCGGTGGTGTTGGCCTGTGCGGGCTTGTCAGCATCGGCGGCGGGTGTCGGAGCATTTGTGGGTGGCATGATAATTTCCCCTTTCCGGGCATAGAAAAAGCCGCCCTGTGCAGGACGGCTATAGACAAGACACACCCCGGCGGTTATCGGGGTGTGAGAGTGAAGGGCTGACAGTCGGTGCTTCGACGGTCAGCCCTTCAGAAGGTTATGGGCGTGAGCTAGGAGGCTAGTTTTTCGCGCTCTCGCTCATCGTGAATCTTGCGCAGGTCCCGGCAGTCTTCTTCCATTTCCGGATCTCCGGCAACATGTTCTTCGATCTTGTCCAGCAAATCGTTTGGAACATACGCGTCCGCGTTCAGGAGGTCCGCGACCATGATCTGAAGCGCAGCCCAAGAGTCGTTAGGAATCAGATCAAGAAGAAAATTCGGATCTTCCGGAGAATAAGGCATGAGGTCACGGACAAGCTGCCGCCTGGGAAGTTCCATGTTGCGCCAGTAGGTCGCATAGTCGCCATAGCGCATTTCTCCTCCTCTACGCCTCATCCCAGTCCGGATAGAACCCTGCTATACGAGTGTGTCCGCGTTTTGTTGACGTGTATATGGTCATTTTAACGCCGTTGACCGTTCCCTCGCTATGCCCCCGGTTTTTCCCCCGTGGGGTGATCGGATGTTCACGGAGGAGCTGTTCGGCTGCGTCGCGAATATCCTGCGGCGTCCAGTCAGCGGGGAATTCTTTCCCGTTATGAGTCCAGCCGTATCCTGCGAGGTGTCCGCCGCCGCGTTTGTCGCCGTAGAGGACATGGTTCCATTCGATTGCGCGTAGCTGTGGAAGGTCTGATGGCCACCCGCCAGGGATCTCCGGAAACTGCTCGGGCGGGATTTTGAACCGGACCGGGTCAGCGCCGGGAGGGAGCAGGACCGCGATATCCCGTCGCCATTTCTCGTACACGTTTGCCTGTAGCGTGCCGTCTTTACTTGCTCCTTTCGGGAGCGGGGGCCATTTCCCGTCTTTGTACTCTTCCGGGTGTAGTTCCCGCATTTTCTTCACGATCTCGTTGACGGATGGATTAACACCGCCAACAGCTTCCTGGGCTTCCGTGTAGAGGGCGTAGTACCTGTCCGGATCATATCCGGACATGTGGGTGGCTTTCCGGTCCCACTCGGGCACGATCTCACAGTCGCAGTGGTCGTGGAACCGGTGGGAGGCGTCACCTGCCTTCTGCGGGGACGTGTACACCCAGCCCCTGGAGGCGAGCATCGTGCACCAAGCGCAGGTTTTCGCGCCCTGCGGGACGCGCGCCCAGCGCGGCTTGGACGGATCCCCAGCAATACAGCGGCGGATCGTGTCCCGCTGGGAGTATTTCATCCACCGGTCCATACTGCCGTTGAGGACACGGAGCGTATCGTCCGGGTTGTCACCCCACAGGTGCCCGGCCGCCCATTTGACCGTGTGCTCAATGGCTTCGCGAGGGATGTTCTCCCCAATGGTCGGTGCGTAGCGGGGGAGTCCTGCGACCTGCTCCCGCAGGTCTTCATACCACTCCAACGCGGCTGTACCAGCAATGTCGCCGTACATGTTCACCAGTGTGGGCACGTAGGTGACAAGAGCGTTACGCACCAATTCGGGCTGGGATAAGTCAAGCCGAGACCAGAACCGGGCCAAGTCACGCCGGGCCAGTAAATACACTTTGTCGGTGGACCTGCGGAGCCGTTGCACGTCGCGTACGGTTGTCACGACGGCACGTCCTCACCCACGCCAGTATCAGCCCCTTCGTTTGCGCGAACACCACCGAGAATCTCTGTGAGCGTCTGCTTGGCTTGGGATCGTGCCATCTGAGCGCGAATACGGGCGATCTGCTCAGCCGTATACCCCAACTCCTCCAACGCGACATCAGTCTCAGCAAGCGCCGGGATCGCGGAGATCTGCTTAACCATGGCATCAGACTGAGAAACGACGGACGGGATGGCCGGGTTACGCCACCGGGTAGAAATACCGGTCAGGTCTCCGGACGGCTCGGATAGGCCATCGCGGAGCATGACCGCGTTCTGGTAGACGCGGGCCAGTGCGTACCCGTATCCGCGATTCGCCACAGTTGCTTCGATGACGAGCTCTTCTTTCGCGGCGTAGATCGCGTCAGCCGAGGACGGATTGTCTTGCACGATACCCAACGCGGACAGAGGCAGGGACGTGGCAGCAGAAAACTCGCCCGCCAACTCCCGCAACTGCTCAACGAACGGCTGTACCGACTGTTGCGGTAGGCGTTCGACGTCTACGAGCTCGCCTTCCTCGGTGCGGGACAGACCACGTACTGCGCCGAGCCGCCATGACCATTTCTGCACTTCGGCCCACTGCTCTTCCGTGATCCCGTTGAGGAGCAGCCCAGGCGTTGTTAAAAACTCGGCGGCGACGTCCATGCGTAACGCGGTACGGATCGCCCGGTCTGTGATCGCCATGACCGGCCGGGAAATCCGGGAACGGCCCATCTGCCGATCCAATGATGGCTTAAACGGCAGTGGCTCGACCGGTACCCGGCGCAGGCCGTGGGGTACGTGCCGGGAGACGAACCAGCCAGCCCCGCTCGTCCGGCACTCAACGGCCTGCGTGGCCGTGATCAGTGTGAGAGCGGTCGGCCGGGCCAGGTCGTCAATGTCATCGATTGTCAGCGCACAGCGCAGAGACCGGGTGCGCCGGTCCCAGATCGCGGACGCCCACTGGGCCGTATACGGGCGAATCAGTACGTCCGGCTCACCCGATGCGACATCACCGAGTGTGGTCGTGATGAACGCTACCGAGTGAATCATGGAGGATGCGATTGTCTGCGAAATCTCCAGATCGAACCGGTTTGCGTGTAGCAGGGAGGCAAGCTCGAACGGGTCCTCTTCCCCGGACGGGGCAACAACCCCGTCCCACATGCACCGGTTCGCCAGCCCGTAGACTGCTTTCTCCGGCCATGAGGACACGATCCCCAGGTCTTTAGCCACAACCTCCGGGACGGCAATATTCAGCCCTTCCGGGATTCGTTTCGCGTCCATGTACAACTGGCGGAGCTGGTTCCGTGGCCGTTTACGCGCCCACACGGTGACGAGCTCGTTCACCTGGTCTTGCAAGTCCTCTGGCAGGCCGATAATACGGGGCGGGGTGAACGGGATCGGGGCCAGGTGCAGGTCGTGTCCATACATCATGTTGAGAAAGCCCCCGTCCGTGCTCGTGGTCGTCGTCTTGTTGTGCGTGTGGCCCAGTAGGCCAGTGACACGGCTTCTAGGGGCGTGTCGTCCCCATCGTCCGTGGTGGCGTGCCAGCCCCACGCACCGTCCGAGGCGCGACGGCGCGCGTCGCATACTTCCACCGACGCGTTCAACGCGTCACCTGGTCGTCCCACAGGATGTGTGACCGTGCACTCCTGGATGGCCGAGTGGAACAGGGCGCACGCCTTGTAATACTCGCTCGTCGTCGCCCCACGAATCACGGACGCTGGGACGCCCCGATCCCGCAGGAGACCTTCCAACGCCGTCGATCCAGACCTGCCAGACAGTGCAATCATTCCTGCCTGCTTCCACCGGTCAGCCAGCCAGTCCGCTAAGGCGGTCATCCCTCCCTCTGACGGGCCGGACCAAGAGCCGATCAGCTCCACGTGAGTGCCGACCGTGTGCTTAATCGCTCCGGCGATTGACATGCGAGACCCATCCAGATTGAAGGCGACACCGAAGCATCTCAGGCCGCCTTCTAGGCCGTCCGGCGCGGTCGTGACACCGGTGGATTCCCATTCGTGTTGGGAGATGAGTCGGCGCGCTCCTTCCGTGTCAAACAATCCGAGGGCTTCCCGGCGGAAGTTCTGCATGGAGCCAACGAGTTTCGCCATGCGCTGCACAGCCTGCTTGGATGTACGGTGCGGAAATGAAGGGTTCGCTTTCGCGACCTGTCCCCAGTCGATATGCCCTGCGGGCCATGTTTCCGGGCGCGTGTCATCGTCTGCGCCAAACTCGACATACAACGTGTCCTTATCCCCACTGATCGCTTCGCGTCGGCGGGCGAGGAATGCTTCCCCGGGGTCTTTCGGACGGGGCGGTGTACCCATCATGATCACGAGGCCATTCTCGGCAGCGTTCGTTGCCGGGACCATGTCCGATAGGGCTGCCTCCGTGAGGATCTGGGCTTCGTCCAGCACGAGCAGGTCAACTTTGTCGAATCCGCGACCGAACCCGGACTCTCGGGCACCGAAAAGGATCCGGGCACCATTCCGGAAAATGATCGCTTCCTTGCCGTTCGCCGTGCGCACCGTCGCGATTGACGGGGCAACGGTTTGCCGGTCGGCCATGGCCGCCATCTTCCCTAACGTTTCCTGACTGGTGCGCACCCGGTGGGCCGTCCAAATCACCGTCAGCCCAGGGCGAAGCAGGCACAGAGCGAAAACCATCCATCCAACCAGATAGGTTTTACCAGTCTGCCGGGGAATCGACATGACAGCGCCACCCACACCAGCCGCATACTGGCCGTCGTCCCGCTTCGCCAAAATCAGCGATCCAAGCCCGGTCTGCCACGTGTCAAAATGGATGCCCAACCGGGCACACCGCCGCTGAACCGCACCCCATCCGGTTGCGACGATGCCCGCCGGGACACAGAGTCGTTTCGCGACGTCAGACAGTCGAGGGGTCGAAGTCGTCGTCCCCGCCGTCCGTCTGCTCGGCATCCTCTGCCTCCTGTCGCTCCAACGCCTGAATCTCCCGGGACACCTCCATCAGTCGGCGCGACAGCGAGGACAAATCACGAGGCGGAGTGGCCTTATCGTCAATTGCTTTCGCGAGACGGTTGCGCAGCACGAGCAGGAGCTCCAACTGGGTGCCCTCATCCGCTGCCTTGGCGACCGACCGGCGCGTTGTAGTCTTCCGGGGCGGTTTAGTGTCCTGACCTGCTGGTGGAACCGGTTGGAGACGACGGGCAGGCATGATTCGTCACCTCACTGCAGGGTCTATATAGGGTGTGTGGAAAAACGGCCGGGGAGATATCCCACTATGTCACCGGGGTGTGCGGAAGGGGGCGGGGAGGGGCCTATCCCCCCTGTTTTCGTGATGTACGTCTCGTTTTCGGCCGGGGTGGGTTGTGGGAGACGCGGCTGGCTTGGTCGGGCGTCGGGCCGGGCTACCAGGTGATGAGTGTGGTGGTTGTGGCGGGTTGGTGTTTGTCCGGGGTGTGGCGGGTGGTGTGTGCTCCGCGTCGTTGGTTGCATTGACGGCAGATGATGCGGGCATTGTCTGGGGTATTGGTGCCGCCGTGCGCGTACGGGGTGATGTGGTCGGGTTCGGCCGAGTTCGGTTGCCTGCTTGTCGTGTAGGTCAACTGTGTTCCGCACAGTGGACAGTGTGTTTGTCCGTTGTTCTTCGCTTCTGTGAGCGCGTGCTCTCGCCATTTTCGATGGGAAGCCGTGCCGGTGCGTGACGTCGTCATCGTGATATGTCCTGGAGTGTGTGGATGAGCGGCCAGGCCGACCGTATGGTTTGCCGTTAGAGGGGCGACTGGTCGGGGTGTGCTTGTCCGGGGTGGTGGGTCGTTTAACGGTGTGGGGCCCGGTTTTCGTGACGGGGGTGGTCACTTGTGGGGGAGGGGGTGTTGTTGGTGGGGCGGGGCGTTTCATCGTCCCCGGGGCATAGTTCTTCACTGGAAAGCGTTTCACGATTGGCCCCCCGGGTCAAGTGTCGGCCTCTTCGGCGTGTCGGCGCTAGCGAGACGGTAGGCGTCTGCAAGGGGGATCGTCCTATCGGGGCGTTGGTGAAGTTGTCCCCGGGCGATCCAGACGCGAATCCGGCCACGTGGGACCCGCAGGAGGTGTGCGGCTTGGTCGCGGGTGACGTAGGGTGCGGTGGCGAGGATGCGGAGGCGTTGGTACTCGGCGATACCTTGCGCGGTCCAGTCATTGTCGCAGTCTTCGCAGTGGTAGACGTCGGCGACGCCGCGGGCGGTGACGGGGTGGACGAGGGTCTGTCCGCAGGTGGGGCAGTGCCGGTCGGTGGGGATGGGGGTGAGGCCGCAGGCTTGTTGGAGTATGTAGTGGACGGTGTTGAGCTCGGCGGCGAATTGGTCCATGGCGGGGTAGGAGATTTCCGCCCAGGGGAGGTTGGCGTGGAGCCAGAGAAGGGGTTGGCTGGTGGGTTGGGGTTCGCTGGGGGTGTCGCGCCATGTCCACCACGCGGTTGCCCACGCCTGGGCCCATTGGTCGAGACCGGTACGGCTGCGGATGCCTGTCGGGTCGGCGGGTGGGGTGTCCCAGTAGTCGAGCGTGGCGGATAGGCCGAAGGGCAACGTGTCCGGTTTCGATGGGGATCCGGTGACGGGCCGGGACGGATCGGCGGCGTGCACTGGCGACCATGTCGCATGCGGATCCGGCATGGACGCTGCGAGGCGGATCACGTCTTGAAGCCGAGCGGCAAGATTATCTCTCATTGGTCCTTCCTGGCAGGTGCGGAGTACAACGTCGCGAGTGCTTGGAGGATGTGTCGGGTGGTGTGGTCGGTGTGGTTGGTGATGGCGTTTTGTAGGCGTTGTGGGGTGTTGGTGGTTTGTGGGGTGTGGTGGCCGCAGGTGCAGGTGATGAGGGCTCCGTTGGTTGTGAGGTGGTGGTAGGAGAGTGTGCGGGCGATGACGTCGTATTCGTCGTCGGGGTTGATGGGGGTGTCTGTGGGGTTACGTGTGGTGAGGTGTGCGGCGGGTGATTCGGGTGGTGTGGTGGTGTCGCGGGGTGGACGGGTGTCCGCTGCGAGCTGGCGTATCGTGTGGAGGGCGTCGTGGATGGCGGTGTCGTAGCCTTCCGAGTATTCGGGGCTGAGTCCTTGGGTGATGTCGGCGTGGATCTGGTGTCGGTTGGGTTCTAGGCCTGCGATGCGGTGGTATGCGACGGCGAGGGTGGTCATGCGTTGTCTCCGTGTTCGTGGCGTTGTGCGCGTGCTTCGTTGTTTTGTTGGTCGAGGAGGCGGGCGAGGTTGCCGGAGGGGTCTGCCGGGTCGGGGTAGCCGATGGTGGCTGCGAGTCCGGCGAGGCGTGCTTCGTAGCGTGGGCTGTTTGTGGGTTGGTTGAGGAGGATGAGGGCTTGTGCGATGGCGCGGCCTATGTCTGCTATTTCGAGGGTGGCGTGGATGCCGGCGGCGGCGAGGCATCGCCACGAGTCTGTTGCCGAGGTGGTGCGGGATGCTGCCAGCAGCCGGGCAGCGGCCTCGGCGTGGGTTTCTGGTTTTTCCGTGGTCATGCTTCCTCGTCTTGGTTGGGTTGAAATCCGACGGTGCGGGGCGTGCTCGGGGTCTCCTGCTCGTACGGCCCGCTGGCGTCGTCGTAGGGCTGGTCGGTGTCTATGGTGATAGTGATTCTCACTGCTGGCCGTCCTCCGGGTTGGCTAGGGCTAGTAGTACGTCTGCGTGGCATGGCTGGTCGGGCGGGCAGTAGCAGGCCAGGTCGTGCCCGCCCAGCGTGGCGCGGATGTCCTCGACGGTTGGTGCTTGGCGTGCGTTTTTGCCGTTCGCGAGCCGCACGACGCCGGTAATCCAGTCGGTGTACCACTCGACGGCTTGGGCGGCGTCCCAGATGTAGGGGCGTGCTTTGCCGCCGCCTGAGTGGAGTTGGTAGGGCATGCGCTGGCCGATTATGGCGGGGTTGCCCCAACGGGTGGGGCGTCCGACGTACCAGGCGGGCTTCCCGCAACCGCAACCACAGAGAGGCATCTTCCATCCCCTCGTGCGGCGGCGCTGCACGCGTTTCGGCGTGTAGGTCATGGTGCTAATGACTCCTTGAGGTAGCGTTCGACGTCGTCTAGCGCGGCCTTGTAACCGTCCTTGTAGGAGCCCGGCCCATCGTCTCTGAGATAGTGCGCCTCATGTCGTAGCTCGTTGAGGACAGTCCGAATGTGCTTGGGGAGTGTTTGGCCGCGCAGTCCCTCGATCTGCTCAGATATTCCGAGTATGGCCCCTGTCAGTGCCGAGGTTTGCGCTGTCGCCGTGCTTACATGTTGGGTGGCGTCGCGCAGCAGCGCTGCAAGGTTGGGGCTAGCTTGGTCGTCCTCGCTGCCATGTGTTGTTTCGTAGGTGGCGGCGAAAATATCAGGGTCGCAGGGGTAGAACTCACCTTTAACGCCTTTGATGATGTAGTGGCCGATGGATGCGCGCATGTCCCCTTCGAGGGTGCGGATCATGAGCATGCCGTCGGCGGGGTTGATGTACCATCCTGTGTCGGTTCGCCCGTCCGCCGTTTTAAGGGTGTTGGGCCGGGACGCGTCGCCGATGAGCGGCGGGCAGCCCAGCTCGTCTAACAGGTCGAATGTGTAGTGGTTGCCGGTGAAGTGAAAAGCGTCGATCACAACTGGCTTTTTGCGGAATCGTGGCATGATTTATGTCCTTGTCGTTGTAGTGGCGGCAGTGGCTGGCTCTGAGAGCCAGACGGTTAGCTGATCTCCTGTCCCGCCGCGGACTGGTGGTCGAACTGCGTTTGGACTGCCCATTGCAGGGCGGCGATCAGCTCGACGCAGTGCCGGGTGGGGATGCTGGTATGCCGCCACGACGCGACGGGATACCCCGTCGGCTCTACGTTGTGGTCCCATCTGTACTCGTCGGCCAGGTCCTCGTGTATCTGCTCGGCGGTGGCGTCGAGCTGACGGCGAAGGAGGTCCGCGCCGGTGGCGTCGGTGCGCTGGCAGTGGGCGCGTAGGAGGCCGTTGGCGTGTAGCTGGTAGAGCATATCGGCCGCCTGTTTGGCGATGCTCTCGTAGGCGGTCGGCGTGGGCTGCGTGTAGTAGGTCATGATCTTCTCTCCTTAGAAGGGCGGAAGGCTGTCGAACGCGGAACCGGCGGGACTGTTGGCCTGTGCGGCCCAGGGGTCGTAGTCGTCACCCGCCTGCCCCTGGACCTGGCTGTGAGCCTGGCTGTTGGTGTTGGTGGTTTTGGTGACGTGGGCGGTCGCGTAGCGCAGGGTGGGGCCGATCTCGTCGACGGCGACCTCAAGCGCGGTCCGCTCGGCCCCGTCGTGCTCGTAGGTGCGGACGGTCAGCCGACCGGTCACGATGACGCGCATGCCCTTCTGAATGGTTTCGGCGACATGCTCGCCGTGCTCACGCCAGATCGTGCACCGGTACCAAGCGGTGGCACCGTTCTCCCACTGGTTCGTCTGCCGGTTGAGGGTGCGCGGCGTCACGGCCAGGCTGAAGTTACATACTGGCGTGCCGGACGCGACGTATCGGATCTCGGGATCTGCTCCGACATGACCGATCAGGGTAACGATGGGCTCTCCACTCACGATGCTCTCCTCACTAGGTCACGGATTCGCTGTTTGGCCTGGTCTGCTTGCGCTTGTTGGGTGGGATCGGCGCGGGCCGCTGCGAGCGCGGCGGTCTCGACGCGGCGGCGCTCGCGGTCGCGGATGCGGTTGTGTTCGCGGACTGCTGCGGCTGTGCTGTGATGTTGACCGTGGCGGGTCTGGTTGGTGTCTCGGCCGTCTGGGTGGCGGGTGGGTGGTCTGGGTGTGGTGTCGAGGAGCCAGCGGGTGAAGGCGGCGTCCCAGTCGCAGGCTTTGCGGTGGTGTTCGTGGGCGTGGAGGCGGAAGCGGGTCGCTTCGGTGGTGATGGATAGGTCTTGTTGGCAGGCGAGGTTGAGGTGGTCGGGGTTTGGTGTCCAGGTGTCGGGCAGTGGTGTCGCGTCCGTCGGCGGCGGCGCGACCTTCGCCGTGGGAGTGGGGGTGGGTGTGGTGTCGCGCGCGGGCGCGTTATATGTATCTATAGGTTCTATAGGTTTGTAGGACACGTGTGTCCCCCCGTTTGTCCGCCCGGACATATGTGACCCCCCGTTGGTTTTTGGCGGGATTTCGCCGTTTAGCGTGTTTTCACCCGTTTTCACGGGGGGACAATTTGTCCCCCCGTTCTGGACGGAAAATGTCTCAACCGATCCCGCATCCACAGGCTGGGCCGGGGCGGGTTCGGGTTCTGGCTCGGGGTGTTGTGTGGGTGTGGCGTGTGTGGCGTGTGTGGCGGCCGTGCGGTCGGCGTGGTCGAGGTTGAGGTTCCAGACGGTGGGTCGGCGGTCGGCGCGGATGTGGTTGACGATTCTCTGGTCCCCGCGGTGGATCACGCCGGAGTCCTCGAGGGTTTGGAGGTGTCGGCGGATGGTGCGGGGGGAGCAGTGTGCTGCGGCGGCGAGGACGGCGTGGGAGGGCCATGCTCCGGTGCCGTCGTCGGCGGCGTGGTCGGCTAGTCCGACGAGGACGAGCCGGGAGGTGGGGTTATCGACGGGCGCCTCGTAGATCGCCCAGAGGATGGCGCGCAAGCTCATGATTCCGCCCCTTCCTTGGCTTCTTCTTCGATGGTTAGTGTGATGATGTGGAGGCCGCGTGGGCAGGTGCCGTTGGCGCGGCGGTGGTCCGGGCCGATCACGTGGGTGTGGTCGTCGTCGGGCCAGATTCCCGCGTCGGTCAGCCCGTCAATCAGCGCCTTCGTGGTCGGTGCCGCGTTGTTTGGGTCGGCCCGGCCACGGGTGGGGTATTGAACCCAGGCAGTGACTCGCACGCGGCCACGGGGAGGGCGGAGGCGCTGGGCGCGGGCCTGCATGGCTGCCAGGCGGCGGAGATTCATCGTCTTGCGCCTCGTGACGGCCCAGTGTGTATTGACCCGGCCGGAATGGTTTGCGCTCATCCACAGCGTAGGGCCGAGCGTGAAACTAATTGTCTGCGTCCTCATGCGGCCACACCTCCTTCCAGGAACGCCCCAGTGGGCCGGTCTGTCGTGTGGACGGGGAGGACAGCACGAATGGACCGGGTGCCCGGTTCCCACCGGGTGGCACCGGCACCGGTGACCTGCCAGCCGCGTCGGCGGGCCTCCGCCTGGGTCCGCGCCAGAGCTTCGGCGCGTAGGTCCGCGAGGGCACGGGACCCATCAATAACGGGGAAAACCATCACGAGGCGGGTCATGAGGCGTCACCATCATCGGTGGGCTGCATGAAGGAGTGCTCTAGGACGTTGCCGCACGCGTGGGTCAGATTACGGGCGAACCGTTCGGCGTTGATCAGGTCCAGTAGCAGTGATACCCGGCGGCCACCAGACGCGGTCAGCTCAACCTCAACATGGCCCGGCGGGCGGGGGCACACCCTTGCGGATGCTGGCACCGTCTCCCGCTCCGGGGGCTCGTGCTTGCGTCTAGGCCACAGCATGCTGCTCCTCCTCACCGGTCAGCGTGCGCTGGGTGGGGGTGGCAGCCCAGACCGTGTACCGGCGCGGGGACCCATCCGGTCGGGTCGTACCAGCCGCCTCAACCAAGCCTGCGCGTACAAGGTCGGCGCGGGCGCTCCGTAGACGCTGCCCGGACCAGCGGCCCCCATGCGAGATGACATAATCAGCGATCTGCGGATCCGTCATCGCCCCACCCGTACGCAGCGCGGAAAGAACGGCCTGCTCGGAGGCCCGCATCTGCCCATCACTGATCGCCTGCGCGGCCTCCCACGACGTGACAGGATCAGACGTCCGGGCCACCGGCCCATCAAGATTCGGGAACACGGTCATGACGCTGCTCCCTCCCTTCGTACGGTCTGCGTTGTGGAGATGGGCTCGAGCATCGTGTCCGTGTTCACAGCCCACACGATTGAGTGGCCGATAATGTAGGCGACAATGTGACAGTCCCACGCGGCTGTGTATTGTTCTCCTTCGTCTTGGGGGATGACTCGCGACCAGTACTGGTCGAAGTGACGGAAAGCAAACCGGCGGGCCATCTCCTCGCTGGGCGCTTTGATCTTGGCGACCGCCTTATCCGTGATGAGCGGGTTAATAGGATGCGGTTCGTCGGCATACTTCACACCGAACGTCACATAGTAGATAGGCATGAGGCGTTTCCTTTCTTCGATTGTTTGAGGTTGCGTCGGTAGCAGGTGATACACAAGGGCCCGGCAGCGCCGTAGCCCATCGTGTCTGGCATGGCCTGCTTGCTGGTGTGGAGTGGTCGGGTTAGTCGCCCGCAGGACAAGCACGGCTCGGCCGTGCGGGGTGTGCTCGTTCTGCGTCCGCCGTAGAACCGTGCCGCCCATACGCCTGACAGGCGTATGTTCTTCGCGAGCAGACTGTCCGCGTACTCCCGGCACGCCGCGAGCGCCGGACAAGCCGTGCACCGTGCGCAGGCCGTGGCTGTCTGGTCTTTATGGCTCGGCTCGGGGAACCAACCATCCGGATCCGTGCGGCATAACGCGTCCGTGAAAATGTCACTCATCGTCGTCACCGGTCCTGGTAGTGGGTGTCAGGGCTGAGGCGGCGAAGAGGCAGGCGATCACACCAGCCGTACCCAGGACGACGTCGCTAGCACTGTGGATCATGCTGCCGTTGACCGCGAGCGCGGAGGCGAGGACTGTGAGCGCGTAGATCGCCGTGTAGGCGAAGATGCGTAGGACGCGGATTGCTTCGCGGTCGAGGTAGTGGAGGATGCGTTTCATGCGACCCGCTCCGTTGTGTGGGCTTCGGTGCTGAAGGCGGTGTTGAGCATGGACATGATGTGGGGTGCGTCAGCGTCGTAGACGATGGACTCACCACAGGCCAGGGCGACCACTCCGGTGCGGGGATCGCTGGCGTGGTAGGCGACTGCTTCGGCGCGGGTGAGGATCCTTGACCAGTATCCTGCGAGGTGGTGGACGGCGGTGGCTCGGGCTTCTTCGAGCGTGTTGGCCATGATCATGACCAGGGACAAGTGATCGATCCGCTTAGACGCCGGGTGTGGCGTGTTCGAGTACTTCATGCCGAACGTGACGAAGAATGACTGCATGATATGATTCCTTCCGAAACTATTTGATTTGTTTGGCCGCGTCCCGTGCCCACCATGGGGCGCGGCATTCCTTTTCTGTGGTCCTCGATGGAGAGGGGGGTGAATTAGCTGTGCTCACGCGACGTGAACAGTTGGCCGAAGCGCTCACGAACATTCAGACTGGGACGGACAAGGCTCGTGTACTCAAAGACCGGGCCGAAGACCCGGAGGTGGCGGAACTTGCGAAGGCCGTCTACGCGTTGACCGACTGGGGTCGTATGAACGATCTGGACTTGTAGGCCATGCTGGGTGGCGATGGTGTGAAGCAGGCTGATCAGAGTGTCTGTGCTCATTGGGTTCGTACCGTCGAGTAGGTCGACGAGCTCGACTGCTTCACGCCATCCCTTACGATGCTGGCCCATTTCTCCCGTGCTCCTTTCCAGGGGTGTGTCATGTGGTTGCTTGCCCAGGGCGGTCTTCGTCCAAGCCCGCTAGCCAGGCGTCGATTGAATCGACCTGGTAGACCGGTTTCCGGCCCACGAACCGGCGAACAATGCGCGCGCCGTCCGCGAGTGCCCGGTCAACGGTCCGTGCGGCGATACCGAAGACTTCTGGGATTTGCTCTCGTGAGACCCATACCGGCCGGGATTCACCCATCAGGCCGCCTCCACGTATGGTGTTGCGGGTCCTAGTTGCCGGTTGTATGACGCGAGCGCACGGCAGGCCTGCCGGTAGGACAGGTAGCTACGCCGGTAGGCCGCGTAGAGTGCGTCCCGCCAGACCAGTACCGGGTCCACCCGGTCCGGGTTGTTTGCCTTGTCGACAGTCGTGAGGAGAGCAGCCTCCCACTCCCAGCACTCGCCACCCATCACGCCACCCCCGCTGTGTCATCCTCGACGAGGGTCGCGACCTGATCGAGAGACGATGCTAGGCCCGCAGCGACAGCGCCAGCCATGAATCGAGCCGTCGGCATCGCCTTTCCGGTCTTAACCTGGCTGTAGAACTGTCGAGTGACACCGATAGCCGCAGCGACAGCCGCATCGGTCAATCCGATTTGAGTTACACGATCTAGAAATGTCTGCGATAGCCGCAGCTCGGGTGAATGTGTATCCATAACGCCTCCTACTCGCGACGAGTAATTGATTACTCGTATCGCATAACTCGACGATACACTGGTGTGGCGTGCAAGTCAACCTATTGCACATAGAAAGCTATGCGCTACGAGTAGCGTCTGTTAAGATGGGCGCATGGATATACTCGACTGGTACAAGGCGACTGTCGGAGACGACTCAGAGAACACGGTCGCAAAGAAGGCCCGTATCACGCAGGGCACGCTTAACCGTCAACGCCATGCTGGAACACTCTCACCAGATACTGTCATCGCAATTGCAACGGCCTACGGCGCAGACGTTATTGAGGCGCTTGTCATCCTTGGTTTTATTACTCGCGAGCAGGTCTCGCGCCATGGAATATCGGCAACACTCGCGGATGCGACAGACCTAGAGCTTTCCGAAGAAATCCTGCGTCGTTTGAAAGCGTCGCCCGGGGAGCATTCGGTATTTGACCGGTGATGATTAGTGGCATGGGACGATCAGCGCTAGAAGTTGGTGAGACTGAACATATTGCCGTGCAACTTGTGGCCGAGCAGCTCGCGACGCTCGGCTATTCGTGGCGCGAAATTGCCACGAAGGCTGACATTGGACGCACACGACTAGCGGCTATCTTCAACGGGGAACGGACGATCACGCTTGAGGAATTTGTTCGGCTATGCGATCTAGCGCGTCTTGACGTGCGTGACGTGATTAGTCGGGCGCGGGAGCAGGCTCGCTAGTGGACATATTCGAACATACTCTCGCAGGGGAGGCACGGGTGTGCGCAGACTCTCGCGGGGGAGGCGCGGGCTGATGAATGGGCAGCGAAGCTCTTAATCTCACCAGTGGAGTACGCGGCCACAGAGCGCTTGTATGGGCCGTCTCCCGACGTGCTGGCCCGTGAGCTTGGGGTCACGAGGTCTCTCATTATTGCGTGGCAGCGCGTCGTCGCGCGTGACTTCACCCCGGCTGTCGCATGAGTGTCGTGCCTCCTAGTCTCACCGGATAACACTCTGAGAGTAAGGTGTGTCATACTGGAGCCTACGAGCAAGGGCGTTTACGGCGGGTGCTGATGTCTTAGCTGAGATCGAATACGGCGAAGTATTCACCTGCTAGTGGGTCGTCGAGATCTGCTTGACCTTAGGAGGGATAGCTTTTCATCATGGGACTATTGAGTTGGTTCAAGCGTTTTGCGGATAACGCGTCAACGCAACCCGCGAGACAGAGAGTCACATATTTTGTCAGCGCCTCGAATGCTGGCCAGGCGAACGGTCCTGATACTAACGAGTGGTTTATGCCAAGATACAAAGGGCGCGACATCTGCGACTGGGGGCCTGAAATAGCGCGACTCAAGCGCGAAGGCCAGCTCGATGACGCTCTCAGGCTAGCAATGGGTTGCATGGACGCAATGACTGCGGCTGCGGAGCGAAACCCAATCAATGTGATGGAGCATTACGTCATTGAAGTCGCAATTATTCAGCGCAAGATGAAGGCATACGCGGAGGAAGTGAGGACGCTTGAAGACTGGCTAAGTCGTGATTTCCCTGCACCGCGTGAAGATTTTCGACTCGACTTAAGAAAGCGACTCGCTAAAGCGCAAGAGCTCTGGGCTAAGGCTGAAGGGCGAGATTGGAGCGAGTTCAATGCTGAGTGGAAGCGTCTCGTCGAACTAACAAAGCAACAAAAAGAAGCAGGAAGGCCCTCAACAGGTATCTCCTCTGGCCGTTCTGCGGCTAACCCAACAGTTACCTATCCTCGTAGCAGATCCACGTCACGTCTCATTCCAACCGAGTCAGAACTGCTGGTAAACGGTTTTGTCGCGGTCGATTTCGAGACAGCAAATAGGGATGGAGGCGTCTCCGCCTGCCAAATTGCGCTCGTGAAGGTGATAGGCGGCGATATCGTGGACAGGTACTCGACATTACTCAAGCCACCACCTGGATACGACTCATTCGAATTTACCTACCTTCACGGGATTAGCGCTCGCGATGTCAAACACGCTCCAATGTGGCCTGCTGTAGAGACTGGTGTTTCTCAGTTTGTCGGCGAGTTTCCGGTGTATGCGCATAATGCATCATTTGACGCTCGTGTCTGGCGTGATCTCGATAGTTTCTTCGGTACTAGCTCGTTACCGCAACGGTTCTTCTGCTCCTACCGGACAGCGCAGAGTATCGTGCCCGGACTCGATGATTACAAATTGCCGACAGTCGTTCAGGCATGCGCGCCAGGGTATCGATTAGACCATCACCGAGCAGACTCAGATGCTGAGGCGTGTGCACTAATCGTTGCTGCCTTGCAACAACGTGTTGTCAATGGGCAGCGCTAATCGCACAGGGCCGCGACAAACCAGGCTCCGGCCAACGAAGAGGAAGCGTGAGGAACCGTGACGTGGCGTGGGCAGTGGTATAAAAACTGGTATATATTCCAGCATCATGCCTGGGTGGTATAAACGCGGGTATTTTTTCCAGCATGACTCACCCCCGCGAGCGCTAGTGTCGTTCCCGGTTCACTGCTGTAAACCGGGGAGTAGTGCTGTCATGTACTGGTCGTAGGCGGCGACAGCGTCTAACTGGTCCTCGACCTCGCGGTGCGTGTAATGCGCGGTCATATCCTCTGAAGAATGGCCCATGATCTCCTGTCGTGTCCGGTCGGCGATGCCGGCGGCCCTCATGAGCGTCGCGGTGGAGTGCCGCAGCGCATACAGTGGATAGTGCGGCAGCCCGGCCCTATCCAGCATCTCACACCACATGCCGTAATCACGGCGCGGATGTACCGGCACTCCAGGGGATGCTTCGAACACAAACCGGTGTGGAGTCTCCAGCACGTCGAAATACCTGGTCATGACCTGCACCGCGAGCGCACCGAGAGCGATAGGACGAGTCGAGCGGACGGACTTCGGCGGGAGGAGCCAGAGGCTTCCGTGCACCTGCTCGGCCTCGAGGTAGTCGGGGATGTGGAATCGGCGGGTGGGGCAGTCTGCGGCGCGTTTACGCCCGCACGTGCCCGCGCAGCCGTGCGCGTAGCGTATTACTGCGAGCTCACGGGTCAGGGATACCCAGGCGGCTCCCGGGGTGAGGTCGAGACGGTCCAGCTCGAGGCCGAGGATCTCGCCCTGTCGGGCGGATGTGAGCAGGGCGAGGATGACGCGGGCCAGGTAGGGCTGGTCGGCGTTGGCGGTGATGAGTTGCACGAGGTGTTCTGCCGGCATGGCATCCCGCCGGCCGGTTTTCGCGCGGGGAGCGTCCGCTGCACGGGCGGGGTTCCGGCGGATGAGACCTTTCCGCTCGGCGTCGGCGAGGGCACGGCCGAGGATCCGATGCGTTTGGAGAGCGCTCGCGGCGGCTCCGCCACTGTCGATTATTCCGGCGGTGACGCGTTCGATGTCGAGTGGGGTGAGCTTGTCGAGGTGGCGGCGGCCGATGATGGGGAGGACGTGGTGTTCGATTTTGGAGCGGTAGCCTTCCCATGTGGCGGGTTTGAGGGTGGTGCGGCGTAGGGTGAGCCAGTCGGTGAGGTAGGCGGCGACGGTGGGTGTTTGGGTGGCCAGGTCTCCGGCGGCGTCGAGCTCGCGGCGCATCTCCGCCAACTTCCGCTGCGCGGCACCCTTCGTCTTTGCGGTGCGTACCTTCCGGCGCTGCTTCCCCGTGAGCGGATCGGACGGGAGGGTGAGGGCAGCGCACCACTTACCGTCGGCCCGCTGGTAGATCGATCCGGAGCCCGCGTCCCTACGCTTCGTCGCCAC